CGGAGGGCTAGCACCCCGCCCGTTCCAGCACCCCGAAGATCGGTCTAACCACAAAGCACTACGAACTATTAAAGCTATGAACTTCAACAATTCGCAGTGGCTGTTATGGTTGAAAGGCTTTGTACTATTCCTTAGTAAGATTTTCTTTAGCATTGTCGGGTTGGTGATATTCCTATTTTTAGGAGTGTTACCTCTCGCCTTTGCTATCTTCTACTATTCACTCAGCGCTGTCGGCGAATCTCTTACCCTCCTTGTGGAAGGGGGATGGGAGAAAGCCAAGGTGGCCCCGGTTAAGGGTGGACTCTTCTTTAAGAAGTTATCCGCCTTTAAACCTAAGGCCATTGACATGCGTTGGATGACGGTAGGAGAACTAAGACCTTTAGTACTCCGCCTAGTCCGTATCCTCGGAGCTCAACCTGCACTGTGGATGGTGCTTGCGGAGCGTATCGTACGCCTTTGGCGGCTAAGTGGAACACGTTTCACTATTGCTTACCTAAAGGAGTGCCGATTAGCTCTGCTTGCTTTTGCGAATAGTCGCGCCTATATCCCTAATCCTGGGGTAAAGATGCGATTATCTCGCGGTGGAATCCCTCGGATCATCCCAGCTGGGCTTCGCCCAACTGGTCTGTCAACTTTGACAGAAAAGATGACCTTCCGTGGTCTTCACACCGTCTTTAACCTATACAGGGTTATGGACTGGAGGGGTGCAAAACCTGATTTCTCCTCGATTACTTCACCGTTTTCGGGGGTGAGTCAAACACTCTTCGATCAGGAGATCGTGGCCGTATTAAAGAACTTTACCATGCCTACATTCCGTCTGGGATATGTAGTACCATGGGTAAATGTATCTTCAGGGCCTAATCATCCCTGGTCCCTTTGGGGTTCTGCGAAAGACATCCTTGGGTACTCATTAAATCCACTACTTTTAGTGGTATTTACTGTGTACACTTGGGCAAGCGGACAGCGGTTACTAGCTCTATGGCTAGTGATCGTGTCTCACTTACTTCTGCCTGTCGCTCTAATCCTTCGGTATCGAGGAATGCGATTCCCGCTAGGACGGCTTTCCGTTCTAGCGAAAGATGGAGGAGGAAAACGTCGAATTGTTGGGGTGGTTGATTATTGGTCCCAGTGGGCCCTACGATCATTACACCTTTACTTGTTCGATGTTCTCCGCCGGATTCCTCAAGACGGGACATTTGACCAGATGGGGCCCATTGGACCCCTTCTGGACTTTGCCCGCTTGGGGTATCCATCCTTCAGCTTTGATCTGTCTAATGCAACAGATCGTCT